CTCCGAGATCGAGTCTGCTTTCCAGAATACCTTTTCGAGAGACGGATCCTCCCCCAATACGCTGACGGCCACCATGGACGCCAACAGCCAGAGGATCATCAATCTCCCGGCCCCCTCTTCCGACAACGAACCTGTCCGCAACGGAGACTATCAGGCCCAGCTCCTTTCAGGATCCCTTGTTGTTCCCCTGACCGTCGGTCTCGGTGGCACAGGCTCCTCCACCGCGGCAGGAGCCAGAACGTCCCTGGGCCTCGGCACTGCTGCTGTTCTCGATGTCGGCACCACGGCCAACAAAATCGTCCAGCTGGATGGCTCAGCCAAGCTCCCGGCGATCGATGGCTCCCAGCTGACGAACCTTCCAACCGCAACTCTCAGCCCTACTACAGGCACTCTCGGCAGCTGGGTACGGTCTACTTCTCCCACGCTGACCAATGTCACTTACGCGGCAGGCACCACTGGCCTCGCCCCTTACGTGATGACTGCCGGGACAAATCTCACTAGCCCCGTTGCAGGAGCTTGGGAGTATGACGGGACAGTTTCGTACTTCACACCCAACACCAGCAATCGCACCCTGAACCTATGCGAAAATTTTGTTATTCTCTCTTCCACGCGGTCTTTTCTCAGTAATACATCAGCCCAAGCAATCTTTGCAGGAGGAGGTGGGCCTACTAACGGCACTCTTACACTTCCTGCTGGCACCTACACATTTACTCTATATTTCGCTGTCAGTGGCCTGAGTGCGTCAACACATAGTTTAACATTCACTTACGGCGGGACTGCTACTATCGGTTCAGTGCTCACTTATGACGTTTGGAATTCTATCGCTAGTACAACTAGCTCGATTAGCATTCAGAGCAGTTCTACGAGCACTTCCACGATCTTCTACGCTATTGGGGTAATCAGAGTCACAAACGGTGGCACGCTAATTCCAAGCCTGACACAGACAACCAACACAGCTGCTGCAACCGTAGCTATCAACAGCTTCTTCAAAATCACCCAAGTTGGCTCTTCTTCTGCCGCGTATGTCGGTAACTGGTCGTAACCCATGGGTATCTACGATGCAGACGGCAAGATCCGCCTAACCCTTTCCAACGGAAGCGGATGGAAGGGTCTCTACGCCCCTGATGGGTCCTGGTACGTCACCGTATCTCCTGGCACCTCTTTTGTAGGCGCCTACGCCCCTGACGGCTCTCTTTACATCACCAATGCGACAGGTTCCTCAACGGTAGGTCGCATTGCTTCAGACGGCTCTTTAAGGGTGACCCTCTCTTCTGAAAACAACGGAGCTCTGAGAGTTTCAGGTATCACTTTTTCACCTGCTGTTACAGGCAACCCAATTGGCCTTCTTCTGGCCCTCACCTACACTGCTTAAAGGACTCGGTTTAAACAATGGTTGACAACGTCGCAATTACCCCTGGCACAGGCGCTACTGTTGCAGCGGATGACATTGGTGGGGTTCTTTACCAGCGTATCAAGCTAGCTCTGGGTGCAGACGGTGCTGGTGTCGATGCTGTAGCTGGCGCAGGCACTGTTGGCACTGGTGTCCAACGTGTAACCATTGCTACGGATGACCAAACGGCAGCCAACCTTAATAACGCTCTTGTCGGTGACTACGAGACGGTTGCTGCGTCTGCAACGGATCAAGTCCTCGGAGCAACCGGAGCGACTGGCGACTTTCTTTCCGGTTTGTTGATTGTTCCCGCTACGACTTCTCCTGGGGCTGTGTCCATCAAGGATGGAGCCGGATCCGCCATCACGATTTTTACAGGCGGTGCTTCCAGTGTCTCGAGCCTTGTTCCGTTTATGGTCCCGCTTGGTATGAAGTCCGCTGCAGGAGCTTGGAAAGTTACTACGGGCGCTAGCGTTTCTGTCATTGGAATTGGAAACTTTACTTAATGTTTTTTCAGACGCTCTACCGCACAGTCAGTATCGCCGCGCTAGTATCGTCTGGTGCTATTTCACCTGAGGTTTTTGGCGATTTTATTGCCGACCTTGGCGACTACACGACGCTCTCCACCCTGTCCTCCATGCCGACAGACGGCAGCGTGAGCCGCTCGGGCAACGCTTACTATTTCGACAATACCGGGACGCTTCAGACGGCGGGCACGAATACGGCTCGGTTTGATTACGCATGGAACGGCTCGGCGTGGGCAGCAAAGGGACTGCTCATTGAAGGCGCGCGAACCAATGTGTTCCTCAACAGCACGACGCCTGCGACGCAGAGCATCACGGTAACTGCTCAAGCATACACGCTGTCATTTTACGGCACCGGCACGATTACGCTATCCGGCGCGTCAACCGCAGGCCCTCTCGTCGGGACAGGCGCGAACAACAGGGTTACGCTGACATTCACGCCGAGTGCGGCCAGCCTGACGCTCACTCTCAGCGGCACGGTGAACTATCCGCAGCTTGAGGCCGGTTCGTTTGCGTCGAGCTATATCGTCTGCGGCGGCACGGCGACGACACGAAATGCGGAGACGTTTACCCTCGCCAACTACACCAACCGCCTTGTCGAAAGCTTCTACGTTGACGAGCAGACGGGCGGCTCTTGGTCAGCGAACATCGCCCCAAGCGCGACAAGCCCGCTCTCTATCGGCACGCCGACATTCGGCTGGGTCACGTCTCTGCGCGCGTATCTGAGCGGCGCTGCGGGGTCCATCGCAACGCCAAGCTGGATCGACAACAGTGGCACTGTCGGCAACCGGATGATGTATGACAGCACGGGGTTGTTGACGTTCGCCCCGGCAAATTTGCTGACGGGCAGCGCCACCCTGTCAACGCAAACAGTTACGGACGGCGTTGCGGCAGGGCGAAATTTTGTCCTCTCCTTCAAGGGAACGGGTTCCGTTGTCGTCAAGGAAACGAACTCGGGTGGAACGACGATTGTCACCATCAACGGCACTGGCGCGTCAGACCGTGTGTGGGGCGCTTTCACCGCGACTGTTGCGACGCTGTATGTCTCCGTCAGCGGAACGGTTACGGAAGCACAACTCGAACCCGTCACCTACCAGACCGCCCCACGCCCATATATAGCCACGACCACCGCCGCCATCTATCTCCCCCGCTACGACTATTCGCCCGCGACCACCCCGGCCACGCCGCTCGGGATGCTGGTGGAAGAGAGCCGGGCGAACCTTGTCACGTATAGCGAACAGTTCAACAATGCCGCGTGGACCGGCAGCGGCCTTCTGGCATTTGGGTCAGGTTCGACCGCAGACGCTACAGTCGCCCCCAGCGGAACAACGACTGCCGATTTGCTGACGGAAAACTCTTCGACTTCCACGCACTATATCGACTGCACGTCGATTACGTTCACAGCCGCCAAATACACGATCTCCGTCTTCGCCAAATACAACGGACGGCGCTACCTGACTATGCAGGGCAGTTCTGTCGTATTTTCGACGGACATCGCGTCTTTCGACTTGGTGAGCGGATCGGCCTCGTTTGCATCCGCAGGGTCGACAGCGACGATAGCTGCGGTTGGAAACGGCTGGTATCGGTGTTCGTGGACGATCACGACTGCGGCGGCAAGCGGCGTCGTCACGCTCCTGCTTTCCGATGTATCGGGAACAAGAAGCCGCAGCTACACAGGCGACGGCGTGTCTGGGATATATCTGTGGGGCGCACAGGTCGAACTCGGAGCATTCCCCACCTCCTACATCCCGAATAACTCCGGCTCCGGCTCGGTCACGCGCGCAGCGGACATCGTGAAACTGACGGGGTCGGCGCTGACGACGATTGGCGGAACTGCCGGAACTGTTGTCGAGGAAATCAATCTGCGCGGAACGACAGCCGCCACGCAATACGGCATATACGGCAACAGCGTTTCGCCCGGCTATTTCGACAGCGCGCTTGTCGTGAAGGCGACGAACGGAACGAATGTGCTGTCCTCTGGAGTGACGGCGGTTGTTGGGACTGCCGGGCGTTTCGGGCTTGCGTGGGACGCTTCTGGGCGCGCTATCAGCTACAGCGGCTCGGCTGCGGTGACTGACGCCAATGGCTTCGGCACAATCGGTTCGACCGTCTATATTGGCTCAAACAACGCCTCGAACACGGCGAACGGGTGGGTGCGCTCTATGGCGCTCTACAACCAGAAACTGTCCAGCGCGACGCTTGCCCAGAAAACTACAGTGGGAGCTTCCTACTAATGACTGAAATCATCTTCAACTCCGGCGATTACGCCACGCTCGTTGCCGACGCAGAACGCCTCGGCTTCACATACACCGACGCGCAGGGCGAGACGCAAATCCAAATCAGTGGCCCCATGGCCTCTGGCGGCGGGTATTTCCTTAACATTGTCGGGACGGTCTATGAGCCGCAGCCGCCGACGCCCATCGGAGAGACCCCGCCTGCGCCTGTCGCGCGCCCCGGCTACTGGGGTCGCCTCCGTGCCAACGGTTCAACCGGGGACCTCCCGGTGTTCTCGGACACCATCGTCCAGTACTTCTGGTCGCCCTCGGTTGGCGCTGTGGACCCCGACACCGGACTTACCTTCGGTGGCTGGACTGCGGACGGTGTGACGCTCGCGCCGGATTGGGTTTCGACGATAGCGATGATTGCCTGATGTCAGACCACGCTTGTGAACTTGTCGAAAAGGTTTTCTTGACGAGAAACCTCGCCCACCTCGCCCATTTCAAAACCAGTTCCTACGCAGAACACATGGCTCTTGGAAGCTTCTACGAAGACATTATCGAAATTATAGACAACTTTGTAGAAAGCTACCAGGGAGCCTTTGGGCTTCTCCGCTCCAAAGAGGAAAAGGAGCTTGAAGAGGAGGAAGGCGAAAAGGACATTTTGAAGACCCTCCAGAAAGACGTCCAATGGATGAACAAGAATCGATCGAAGATCGCCCGGGAAGTCCCGGCTCTAGAAAACATTCTTGACGAGATCGTCGGCGTCTACCTCCGCACCATCTACAAATTGAGGTTTCTTTCCTGAATGAATTTACCCTCCACAAGCATCAAGCGGCTTGAAGGCGTCCACCCGGATCTCGTAAAGGTCGTCAAACGAGCTGCAGAGCTCACTGATGTGCCTTTCATTGTCACCGAGGGTCTACGCACCCTGGCCCGTCAGAAGCAGCTGGTGGCTGCGGGAGCCTCCAAGACAATGAAGTCCCGCCACCTCAATGGTCACGCAGTCGACCTGGCGGTGGTGCTCAACGGGAAACTCTCCTGGGACTGGCCGCTCTACCACAAGCTGGCCAAGATCGTGAAGCAGGCGGCAGCTGAAGTCAAAGTTCCCATCGAATGGGGCGGCGACTGGAAGTCCTTTAAGGACGGCGTCCATTTTCAGTTGCCTTGGAGCATCTACAAATAGATGCCCTACAAGAATCCGGAAGACCGAGCCAAAGCTCGTAAAAGGTACTACGAAAAGGTAAGACAAGACCCTATCCGGTGGGCCCATAGAAAAAGAGTGACTGCCGAAGGTTTAAGAAGGTTGAAAGAAAGGGACCCTCGGAGACCTCTCTTTATGAGTGCCAAGGAAAGAGCCGTAAAATTTGACCTACCTTTTCTAATTTCTCTTGAGGATATTATTATTCCACCTTTATGTCCGGTGTTAGGCAGCCCTTTAAAAATTGCTAAAGGGTACGCACAACCAAACTCCCCTTCTTTAGACCGGATTAAACCAGAACTCGGCTACGTACCAGGAAACATAATTGTCATGTCCCACAGAGCAAATCGAATCAAAGGCGACGCCTCTTTACAAGAACTTGAGCAGGTTATCTCCTTCTTGAAGGAGTATCCCTGATGCTTGATGAATCTATCGAGTGTTTGTTAGGACGTATGGAGCAAAAGATCGAAGACATCCAGTCCGACCTGAAGGACATCAAGGAGGAGCAGAAGAGGCTCGCTGCCTGGGTCGACACCGAGAGGATCGGCATGAAGCTCCTGACAGCCCTCGCAGTCTCTCTCGGCGGACTCTTCGTCTACTACAAAGAACACCTAGAGAACTTTATCTTTGGCAGTCGCTAAAACCAAAAAGGAACTGATCAGGGAGCTGGCCCTTTCGGACCTCGCCTCCTTCATCAAGCTGGTCCATCCCCAGAGGTGCCTCGGCTCCATCCACGAGGAACTCATCCACTGGTGGACCCGCGAGGACGGCAAGTCCCACCAGCTCGTGCTCCTTCCCCGCGACCACGGCAAGTCCGCAATGGTCGCCTACCGGGTGGCCTGGGAGATCACCAAGAATCCCACGACCCGCGTCCTCTATATTTCTGCGACAGCTAATCTGGCCCAGAAGCAGCTGAAGTTCATCAAGGATATTCTCACGAACGACATCTACCGGACCTACTGGCCGGAGATGGTCAACCTCTCGGAAAATGACCGGGAGAAGTGGACAGAGACGGAAATCTCCGTCGACCATCCGCTCCGCAAGAAAGAAGCTGTCCGTGACCCCACGATCTTCACCGCAGGCCTCACCACCACCATTACCGGTCTTCACTTCGATATCGCCGTCCTCGATGACGTGGTTGTCAGGGAGAACGCCTACACCGATGAAGGACGAGAAAAGGTCAAGAGCCAATACTCCCTTCTCTCTAGTGTGGAGTCAGCAGACGCCTCAGAGTGGGTTGTCGGAACAAGATACCATCCCAAGGATCTATACAACGATCTCCTCGCCATGGGCGTGGATCAGTATGACGAGAATGGGGAAATCACTGGTTCCGACCCTCTGTATGAGATTTTCGAGCGCCAGGTAGAAAGCATCGGAGACGGCACGGGAGAGTTCCTGTGGCCGAGGCAGCAGAGGCACGATGGCAAGTGGTTTGGCTTCGATCAGCAGATCCTCGCCAAGAAGCGCGCCCAGTACCTCGACAGGATCCAGTTCCGGGCCCAGTACTACAATGATCCAAACGATTCCGAAAACGCTTCTATCCCGCGAGAATGCTTCCAGTACTATGACCCCAAACACCTCAGTCGATTCCAGGGAAAGTGGTTCATCAAAGGAAGACGCCTCAACGTCTTTGCTGCTGTTGACTTTGCCTTCTCACTTAGACAAAAGGCAGACTATACAGCTATTGTCGTTGTTGGGGTTGACAGTGACAACTCCTACTACGTCCTCGACATCGACCGATTCAAAACAGATAAGATTAGCGATTACTTCGCCAGAATCCTGAAGCTGCACCAGAAGTGGGATTTCAGGAAGCTCAGAGCCGAAGTCACCGTCGCCCAGCAGGTCATCGTCAACGACCTCAAATCCAACTACATCCGGCAGCATGGACTGGCCCTCTCGATTGAGGAGTTTCGTCCCAACCGCCACCAGGGCACCAAGGAAGAGCGCATGGAGGCGATCCTCCAGCCGCGCTACAACAATCGCCAGATCTGGCATTACCAGGGCGGCAATTGTCAGGTCCTCGAAGAGGAACTGGTCCTCGTCAACCCTCCCCACGATGACGTCAAGGACTGTCTGGCCTCTGTGATCGACGCCTGCATCCCCCCGACGACCGGAGCCCTCAGGGGCTCTCCCGACAATGTCATTAATTTCAATACCCACTCACGCTTTGGAGGCGTAGCATAATTGGTTGGTCGCGTATTCGATATTGACGCTGCGGTAACTGAGGACCAACTCGCTACCCGCATTTCGCAGCAATACATCCAATGGGAAATCTATCGCCAGGAAAAGGTGAAGCAATGGGAGGAGCTGCGGAGGTACGTCTATGCCACGGATACCCGCACTACTACCAACGCTACTCTCCCATGGAAAAACACTACAACCATTCCCAAGCTTTGCCAGATCAGAGACAATCTCTTTTCCAACTATATGGCTTCTCTCTTTCCCAAGAGGAAGTGGCTGGTTTGGCAGGCTGACTCGAAGGAAGACTCCAAGAGGCAAAAGAAGGAAGCCATCACCGACTACATGAAATACGTCATCGATCAGGACGGTTTCAAGAAGGAGATGGCCAAACTCATCCTCGACTACATCGACTACGGCAATTGCTTCGCTACCGTCGAATGGAAGGACGAGACCCAGGAGCTCGAGGACAAAACCCAGGTCGGCTATGTCGGCCCCGGCATCAAGAGGATCTCGCCTCTCGACATTGTCATGAACCCCACGGGGTCTGACTTCATCAACACCCCGAAGATCATCCGCTCCATCCTCACCAAGGGTGAGGTCAAGGAGCTCCTCTCGAGACTCTCCACAGACGCCACCCAGACGCAGTACGAAGAGCTCTGGGACTATATGAAGAGCCTCCGGAGCCATGCGTCGAACTTCTCGACCACCACGGAAAAGTCGAAGAATGACATCTACCGGGTCGACGGCTTCACCTCCTACCGGGCCTACCTTCAGTCCGATTATGTCGAACTCCTTACCTTCTACGGCGACATCTACGACGAAGAATCGGACGAGTTCCTTCGAAATCACGTTATTGTGGTTGCTGATCGTCATAAGCTTATTCACAAATCTCCCAATCCCTCCTTCTTTGGACACCCCCCGATCTACCATGTCGGATGGCGTGTAAGGCAGGACAACCTCTGGGCCATGGGCCCGCTCGATAATCTCGTCGGTATGCAATACCGCATCGACCATGTCGAGAACCTGAAATCGGACGTCTTCGATCTCCTGACCTTCCCGCCTCTCAAGGTAAAAGGCTTCGTGGAGGACTTCAAATGGGGACCCTTTGAAAAGATCTTTGTGGGCGATGACGGAGATGTCGATATCCTCGCGCCTCCTTTTCAGGTGCTCCAGGCCAACACAGAAATCGATATTCTCCAACAGCGTATGGAGGAAATGGCGGGCTCCCCGAAGGAGGCCATGGGTTTCAGGACCCCCGGAGAGAAGACTGCCTATGAGGTCCAGCGCCTCGAGAATGCGGCGTCGAGGATCTTCGCAAACAAAATTTCTCAATTCGAAGAACAACTGCTGGAACGACTCCTGAACGCCATGCTGGAACTGGCGAGACGGAGCATGACCTCGACCTCCATCAGGGTCTTCGACGACCAGATGAAGATCGAA